TTCACAAAAATGAAACACGGTAGTTTATTTTCAGGAATCGGAGGCTTTGACCTTGCAGCCGAATGGATGGGATGGGAAAACGTTTTCCATTGTGAATGGAATCCTTTTGGACAAAAAGTTCTTAAACATTATTGGCCACATTCAATCAGTTACAATGACATCACCAAAACAGACTTCTATATTCACAGAGGAGACATTGACATTATCACAGGAGGATTTCCCTGCCAACCATACTCATCCGCAGGAAAGCGACTCGGCAAAGAAGATGAGAGACATCTCTGGCCGGAAATGCTTAGATGCATTCGAGAAGTTTCCCCAATTTGGATTGTGGGCGAAAACGTTCGCGGCCTTACTAATTGGAATGGAGGGATGGTATTCGACGAAGTGCAAGCTGACCTGGAAGCTATCGGCTACGAAGTTACACCGTTTTTACTTCCAGCTTGTGCCGTCAACGCTCCGCACAGAAGAGACAGGATTTGGTTTATTGCCTACAGAAATGCTGCCAACGCCATGCCGATTCGATTACAACAGTGCGAGAACGGAACAGAAATGGGAGGAGGACAAAGCGAAGTATGCGAAGCAGGGAGTGAATCTGCAAATGGGATTGAAACAAATGGCAAGATTCCAAATGCTACCGACTCCGAATCTTTCGACATACAAAACAAGTGGCATGAGCAAAACAGCTTGGGAGAAAAGGATAAACGACAATCGGCAACAGGATTTAAATATGGAAATATACAAACAAACTGGACAACATTCCCAACATCTCAACCCACAATTTGTAATGGAGATGATGGGCTTTCCAACCGACTGGACGGAATTACCTTTCCTAAATGGAGAAACGAATCAATCAAAGCAGGAGGAAATGCAGTAGTTCCACAGGTAGTTTATCAGATATTTAAGGCAATAGAATCTTTTAATAATCAAAACCCAAAACCATGACACGACAACAGGCACTTATCAGCCATTTGCTGCAAGGCGGCAAGCTTTCAATTATGAGCAGTTACAAACTTTTCGGCATCTGCCACATCAGCCGTGAAGTTCGGCGGCTTATCGAAATTCCTTTCAATGTTGAACTTACCCGAACATGGAAAGAAGGTAAGACAAAGTACGGATCGCATTGCAATTGGCTGGAGTATACTTTGACCGCTAACAAGATGAACGCTAAAGGCATTAAGGAAATGCGGAAGGCTCTTGTTTCTAAAGGTAAAAAAAGTGTAAATAATGTTGCAAAAATGGAAGGAAAGATTTAATTTTGTTAACGATGAGTCGCACCATCATTTTTAAACATTTTTGCCCAAAGGGATACTGGAGAGTGCGACCTCCTTTATTCCGGCGGGCATTATCTTTTTATGGCAAAAGATCCTGCATTTTTATTTTACACAAGTGATTTTTTAACCGGAACCTTAACGATGTCAGATGAACAAGTTGGTAGGTATATTAGATTGTTATGCTTGCAACATCAAAAATATGAACTAACTGAAAAAGATATGTTATTCATATGTAAATCTTATGATGAAGATATTTATTCAAAATTTAAAAAGGAAGATGGTAAATTTTACAATGAAAGATTAAGGGAAGAATCTATAAAACGTTCAAAGTATTCAGAATCAAGGAGAAACAATAAATTAAAGAAAAAGATATCTTCAACATATGTTCAACATATGGAAAATGAAAATGAAAATATAAATGATAATATAAATAATAATAATGGTAAAAAATCAAAATTTAAACCGCCTACTTTGGAACAAGTTTCTAAATTCTTTGAAGATAATGGATACATAAACGCAGACACGGCATGGAACTATTACAACGATGCAGATTGGACAGATAGCACAGGAAAGCCTGTACTGAATTGGAAACAGAAGATGCGGATAGTATGGTTTAGAGATGAAAACAAAAAGAAGATAACCCTCAGCCTGCATGATCTCGACCGCAGAGCAAGAGAACTTAACGATCAAATTTTATATCCCCACGAAAAATGACAGGACTACAACCTCAAGCTAAAGACGCCGAAGCCGCTATTCTGGGTGCAATACTCATAGAAATGGGCGCATTCGACAAAGTCGCTGATCTACTTACACCGGATACATTTTACGTAACGGCACATCAAAGAATCTATTCAGCCATATGTGATCTTCAGGCTCAGCATCAGCCGATCGACCTGATAACTGTTACCGATAAACTTACAAGCAATGGAGATATGCAGATTGTAGGCGGTGCTTATGAACTCGTAAAACTTACAAATAATGTAGTTTCATCGGCTAATATTGTCAATCATGCCCGGATAGTTTATGAAAAGTACGTACTTAGAAAGATAATTCAATTATCATCAACGCTAACAGCTAAGGCTTTAGAAACGGATGCGGATGCCTTTGAGATCTGCGACCTTGCAGAAAAGCATATTCTCCAACTTGCTGATAACAAAACCTCTGATGCCTTACATATTTCGAAGGTTGTAGTTGACACATTGAAAAAGATTGACAAGTGGAAGCAGTCAGGATCGGCGATAACAGGTGTTAAGTCAGGATTCAATGAACTTGACTTTAATACACGAGGATGGCAACCCGGTGATCTCGTAATTATAGCAGCCCGACCATCTGTAGGTAAGACAGCCTTTGCTCTGAATTTGGTGCGCAATGCTGCGATGAACGGCACCGGTGTCGCTGTCTGGTCTTTAGAGATGAAAGCCCCGTACTTAGCACTCAGGATGCTTGCCGCTGAATCAAATATAGTTTTGAAAAAATTACAGATAGGCAGAATCGATGAAGTAGATCAGGTAAAACTTACACAGGCTGCTGAACAACTAAGCAAACACAACATCTTTTTTGATGATGCTAATGCTGTAAACCTTAGATCTTTAAAAGCCAAAGCACGAAGGCTGAAGAAGAAAAACAATATTGGTATGATTGTTATTGACTACCTGCAGCTTATGCAGGGAGAATCAAAAAACAACAGAGAACAGGAAATATCTACAATCAGCAGAGAACTTAAAAACCTCGCCCAAGAACTTGAGATACCGATTATTGCCCTGTCGCAATTAAGTCGGGAAGGCGTAAAGAACAGCAATTGGGATACACCTCCGCCAATATCAGCACTCAGAGAATCAGGTGCAATCGAACAGGATGCAGATTTGATTTTGATGTTATGGGGCGCAAATGATGCTGAAAGGATGCAGGATATAAACTATGAAAACAAAAGGAGGATAAGAATAATGAAGCAGCGGAATGGTATGCTGATGACTTGCGATCTTGATTTTAAAAATGAGATTCAATTGTTTAATACGATTGTCAATGGATCACCATTTTAAAAAAATATAGATCGGCTTCAGCTTCTCTTCTTGCAACAAGACCTTTTAATTGTTTACCGCCTGCCTTTGTCCAGCGCAAAAACTCATTACGAATAGTAAGATCATCGGGGTTGGCATTAACCTTTTTCAAAAGTGTACTACTTTTTAAACTACCAACTCCGACATTAAAAGCGAAAGAAGTAAGTGCTCCAATTTGGTTTTCGTTCAAAGGTTTTTTTATAAGTCCACGCACACTGATCTCAAACTTTTGTACAATATCAAAAAGTAAACGATCTGCTCTGTCGATTGTGATTTTGTCGCCTTCCTGAACTTTAGATCCGTTCTCATAAAATGTACTTCCAAAACCTATAGTCCATACTCCGGCAGGACATAAATATGCCTGAAGTCTCAAACCTTCATATTTCCTTATTATCGGAATTCCTCTGTTCATATTCTTTAATGTATTTTTTCAATTTACCTTGTGCTGCAAATATGATTCTAAAAGTGTTTTTCTTTACCGTATTAACATCATCGAGTTCATCATCATAAGTTCTGTATTCGGCATCGGTTAATTCAGCAAGCGTACTGAGAACTGAAAGGCTGCTATCAATAATTTGAAGCAACTCGTTTTCTGTCCATTCCCGAAACTCAGGAACTTGTGAATCTTCGCTCATAGTATTTTACCTTTATAAATTCTGTAGTTCCTAACTTCAAAATCTTTTCCGTTATCCGATAGATCAACCATTGCCATACCTTGTGACCAGCGGTTAAGTGGCATATAAGCCGGATTCAGTTCGCACAAACATCCTAAACTCCAGGTAGTTGTTATTTCACCATTCATGTCTGCTTCAGTGTGTTCCGATACTTGGTGATTATGGCCCTGCATTGCAGATACCTTTCCTTTCATATAAAGCCCTCTTGCTATGTTCACAGGGCTAAAAACTGAAGGATATTCGTGGCCGTGAATAATGTTCAGCTTGTTTGCTTTTATAATTCGTTTTCCACCGATTACATCAATGCCCCTTTCTTTTGCCTTAACT